AGGCTGATGTCTCTGAAGTATGGACAACTATTGCTGATAACAGCGAAAATTGGCAAATAGCCGCATGAGGTAAAAAATGGCAGATACCACCACAACCAATCTTGGTCTAACGAAGCCTGAAGTCGGTGCTTCAACAGACACATGGGGTACTAAGCTCAATGCTGACCTGGATACGATTGACGGGTTGTTTGATGCAGGCCCTTACCTCAAGCTAGCCAAAGGCGGTACTGGTGCTGGCACTGCCGCAAATGCACGGGTCAATCTTCTGCCGAGCTACACAGGAAACGGTAGTAAAGCACTTGCACTGAACAGTGGCGCAACTGATGTTGAGTGGGTTTCTGTTGTAACCGCAACAGGATCGGCTACTCTGACAAACAAGACAATCGAGGCTGGTACATTCACCAACGGTTACACCGAGGAAGTTGCAACAGCCAATACAAGCACTGCTTACACGATTGACTTGGCTAACGGTTCTGTTCAGATTCTGACTCTGACTGGTAACTGCACATTCACATTCCCGACTGCTACGGCTGGTAAGAGTTTCATTCTTCTGTTGTTGCAGGATGGAACTGGATCTCGTACGGCAACTTGGCCTTCATCTGTGAAGTGGCCTTCTAGCACTGCTCCTACGATTACAGCTACTGCAAGCAAGGGTGACAAGTATGTTTTCACTGCTGATGGAACATACTGGTGGGGAAGCAATGCTGGTCAGAACTATCTGTAAGGAGCGCTGATGTTTGCAAGTAATTCATCGCAAGTTGCTTCTAGTTCTGTCCTTGGGGTTGAGGATGTGTTCAGCACATACCTTTACACAGGCAATGGTGCACAGCAGGACATTAAGAACAATATCCAGCTTGGTGGATTGCCAGCCAATGGAACAATTACTCAACTCACAGGCGATGCTCTGACTGACAGCGCACCAGTATCTTGTGGAATCACAAACAGTGGTGTCAGCGTCAATACCTCAACAAAGAAGTACGGAACTGGCTCTTACTATTTCAACGGCACAAGCACAAACAGACTAATTGCTACTTCGCCCGATCTTCGTATCGGCACAGGCGATTTCACGGTTGAATGTTGGGTATATGCAACATCTGCAGCAAACCAAGGCGTTTTCCAACTTGGAAATGCTTTTGGAAGTGGTTGTGTATTTGTGAATATGTACCCTGATAACCAATTCCAATGGGGGTGGGATAGTAGCTATACGGGTGGCGTTTCAACATGGGCGAATAACACATGGATTCATGTTGCATTAGTTCGTCAATCCGGTGTAATGAAGCTATATAAAGATGGAACACAAATCGGATCTAATAACACCTATGCCGGAAATATTTCACTAGGAAAATTGATTGTTGGCAACTATTACGATGACAATTCAGCATTCAATGGGTATATTGATGACCTCCGCGTAAGCAACAAGGCTGTCTACACCGGAAACTTTACTGCTCCTGCGGCGGCGTTGCCGACAGACACACTGGTGGCAGGATCGAACTACGGTGGGCTGACATGGATCAAGAGCCGACCAACTGCGAGCAATAACTGGTTGATTGACACCGCCCGTGGAGCTTTGAAAGGGATTTCCTCAGAGATCACTGCGGCAGAGGTGTCTTACTCAAATTCGGTGACTTCGTTTGGTTCCACTGGATTTGCGCTTGGTAGCAATGGTGATTGGAACACAAACGCAAGAAATTACGTCTCTTGGACATTCAGAAAGCAACCCAAGTTTTTTGATGTTGTGACTTACACGGGCAGTGGAGCAACGCAAGCAATCAACCACAATCTTGGTTCTACTCCCGGTTGCATCATCATTAAAAACTACAATCCGGGGAACACGGATTGGACGGTTTATCATCGGTCTCTGGGTACTGGGGCATATCTCCAATTAAACAACACAAATGCATCTGTTGGTTCAACCGCTGTTAGTGCTGTCAGTTCTACAACAGTTCGTGTTGCTGGAGGCAGTGCAAACTGGAACAGCAGTGGTCAATCTTATGTCGCCTATATCTTTGCCCATGATGCAGGAGGATTTGGTACTGCTGGCACAGACAATGTGATTAGTTGTGGTTCGTACACAGGCAACGGAGGGACGCAGACCGTTAACCTTGGCTATGAACCGCAATGGTTGCTTGTTAAGCGCTCAGACTCAACAGGAAACTGGGCGCTGATTGATGTGATGCGTGGGTGGGTTGTTGGAGCAAGTACCCAGCAACAGATTTATGCAAATTCAAGTGCCGCAGAAACAGGTGATTCTTTCTTTGGCCCTACCGCGACAGGCTTTTCTGCGAACCTTGGAGGCACATGGAATACCAGCGGAGCAAACTACATCTACATCGCCATTCGCCGTGGCCCGATGAAAACGCCTACGAGTGTGACACAAGTGTTTACTCCACGGCTTCACACTGGAACAGCGTCTACGACATCGGTTACTGGTCTAAACCACAATGTCGACTACATGATGGCGAAAGGCCGCAACAGTGCAAACCAAAGCTGGGTCATGCATTTGACACGGCTTATGGGATTGAGGCGCTTTCCAGGTAGCACCACAAATTCGCAATCGTTTGACAGCGTTGGACTGGATAGAAACAACGGGTACAACTTAACCAATGACTCTAGCTACGAAGCTGTCAATGGCACTTATTGGGGAAGCAGCTACGTGCATTGGCTTTGGAGTCGCGCTCCAGGATTTCTAGATGTCGTGAGCTATGTGGGCACAGGAGCAAACCTGTCCGTCACTCACAATCTTGGGGCTGTCCCGAGAATGATGATTATCAAATCGGACTCCACCGGCCCTCACAGCCTCTACCACCAGAGCAGAGGCAACACAAAGCGCTTGAGATTTACATCGACTGGATCAGAGGAAACATCTTCAGGATATTGGAACAACACCACACCTACCAGCACAACATTCACGGTTGGCACTGACGCTGAAGTGAACACCTCTGGGCAAAGATATTGGGCCTACTTGTTTGGAGAGATTCCTGGCATTTCGAAAATTGGAACTTACACGGGCAACGGCTCAAGCCAAACAATAAATTGCGGGTTTACAGGAGGCGCTCGGTTCGTGCTTCTGAAAGAGGTTGGAACCGCTTATTGGTATTTGTTCGATTCGGCTCGTGGAATTGTTGCTGGAAACGACCCATACCTATACCCGTCAGGAGCAACACCAGACAACAACGATGGGGCCGCAGATTTAGTTGATCCAGTTTCGTCGGGCTTCATCGTTAATACTGTTGCTGGATTCAACACCAATAACAACAGCGCAACATACATCTACTATGCCATCGCATAAGGAGTGAACATGGAAATCAGAATTCGTGAAACAGGTCAGGTCATGTTTGAGGGAGAGTTCCGTGCATCTCACCCAAACACCTCTTTCCCGCCTCAGTTGACTGCTGAGTTGCTGGACAGCATGGGCGCTGATGTGGTCTTTGAAGGCCCACAAGCACAGCCCACACGCTACCAAACAGCTTTCCGCAATGGTGTTGAGCAGGTCAATGGCAAGTGGTACACCAAGTATTCTGTTGCTGAAATGGATCAGGAAACCAAGGATGCTTTGGATGCCAAGCAAGCGGCTCTGATTCGTAGCGAACGCACTCAAAAACTGGCAGAAAGTGACTGGACTCAGGTTGCTGACGCTCCTGTAAACAAGGAGACTTGGGCTGTCTATCGTCAAAGTTTGCGTGATGTAACGACTCAAACAGGCTTCCCTTGGGAAGTGATTTGGCCTGCCAAACCTTGAGGTGAGAAATGACGAAGGAAGAGACAGTTGCTACGATGGCAGCTAAGAGCGCCCCGCCTGTGGGCGTTTCTATTGCCACGGTTGCTGGAATCCAAGTAAGCGAGGTTCTTCTGTGGGCCACGCTTATTTACACACTCTTGATGATTGGGCACAAGTGCTATCAAATCTACAAGGATGTGACTGGTAACAAAGGTGAATAATGCCTAATCTGAAACAACAGTTGGATGTTCCGGCAGTACCAAACCTGCCGTTGCCTCCTTCTGTTTATTCTGCCCAGCAACAGGCGCAGAACAACAATCAAGTAAAGATCTTCTTTACTAAGCTAGTCAATGCAGTTGGCTCAATGTTTGGAATCCGTGGCGGCAAGTTCATTAACTTTCCTTACGGGGCTTTCCAAGACAGTACAGACCAGACTGATGGATCTACTGCTGTAGCCTATTTCTTTAGGTTAAATACCACGGATTACAGCAATGGCATCTCAGTTGTTTCAAGATCTGCGTCTTTTACTGCAACTATCAGCAATGGTAGTGGTTCATCAGGTACTACTCTTAATGTTTCTGCTATTGCAAGTGGCAGTCTTTATCCTTCGATGGAGATTACTGGTACTGGGGTTACTGCTGGCACACGTATTGTCGAGCAACTTACAGGAACAACAGGAAGCACTGGAACTTACAGAGTCAACACTTCGCAACTGGTAAGTAGCACATCAATGACTGGTGACTTGCCGAGCAAGATTACCGTCAGCCAGCAAGGAATCTACAACATTCAATTCAGCGCCCAGTTTAAGAACACTACCAACGATTCGCAAAATATCGACATTTGGTTCAGGGTCAATGGGACTGATGTAGCAAACTCCAATAGTCGTTTTGGAATGCCAGCAAGGAAGAGTACTGGTGATCCAAGTCACCTGATTGCTGCTATGAATTTCTATTTGGATATGGTGGAAAACGACTATTTTGAGATCATGTGGAGGGTCAGTGACTCTGGGGTGTCTTTGGAGCATTATGACGCTGTGAGTGCTAGCGGAAGCACTCCTGCGATTCCTGCCACGCCATCTGTGATTGTCACTGTGTCATTTGTGTCAAATCTAACAACGGAATAAAATGAATCATGGCAATGCTTCCTCTCAAATTACCTCCAGGCGTGTTCAAGAATGGCACTGAGTATCAGGCCAAGGGACGCTGGACAGATTCAAACCTGGTTCGCTGGTTTGAGGGCACAATTCGGCCTGTTGGAGGCTGGAGGAAGCGTTCTGCAAGCCAATTGACTGGCAAGGCTCGTGGGTTTATCTCTTGGCGAGATAACTCAGGTAATCGTCGCATGGCTGTTGGTACGCATTCCAAGCTGTACCACATGAACGAGGGTGGCACTCTCACCGACATTACACCAGTTTCTTTTACGACAGGCGATGCTGATGCAGTATTAAACATTGGTTATGGTTCCCAGACCTATGGCAACTATGCTTATGGTGTGCCACGCCCTGATATTGGCA